ACTGCAGCTAGGCTTGTATTTGTATCAAATGATACAAAACTACCAAACTCATCATTATCAGCAGGATCACTAGCTGTTATAGGATTTACAATTAAATTATAATCTGGAGGAGTTTGAGTTTGATTATCAAAATTACCCATTGAAGGTTTTAATGTACTATCCCACGGGTATTCAATTCCTATTTCTTGATCACCAAAAAATAATTTAAAAAATGTTTCTATAGAATCGCCCGACCCCTTTACTTTATAAAAATCAATAATTCTTTGATATAGAGAACGTTTATTTACTAAAATATCTTTACTTACGGCAGGAGCTATTTCTTTTTGCATCATATCAAGGAAAATTTCTTGGTTTTCATTGATATTTAATGTGTCTTCTATAGTGTTTAATCTAAAAGATGGATTAGGTCCTACATAATATTGTAGATATACTTCTATTTTTATTTTTTTTCTATTTAAATATGAGGGCAAGTTAGTTATCGACAACGTTCTTCCTGAACCAATATCTAAAGCTGTCTCACTTGGTAAATTATCAAGATTAGTTACTTGTATATCTAAGCTAGAATTAATATCAGTTTGTGTATCATTTACCTTTCCTGTTTCAGAAATCGATAATAATCTTCCAGTAAAATCATAATACTGAGCAGTTTTACATGCTTCAGGACTAAAAAAAACATTGTCTCTTGTATCTGGGTTAGGTATTCTAAAAGTCGCTATATTATTTATTACAATATCTTCAAACGTAACTTTTTCTCTGTATACAAATTCTTCAGTGTTCATGAATTTATAATATGCATCAAGGAATTCTTTTATTCCTCCGTTATCTAATGCATTATAATCTCTACTTGTAGAATATTCTAAAACAGATTCTGGAATTAATTGATTGACACGAATATCTTCCTTTGATCTAGAGAGAGTATTACCAGTTAAATCATATTTAGATAATCCGCTACTTGTATCACTCATTGTAATTTGAGTATTTATTGCTATCGTTTGAGGAATATCAACTTCTATTATAGTATTTGTATTTTGGCCAAGTGTACCTTTTAAATAAGTAATATTAATAATTTTAGGTGTACCACTTATTCCAGCACCCGATATGTATTGACCGATTTGAGGTTCTATTACAATTTTGCTTTTAGGAGATATGGCACGAACGTATCTATTAAATTTTATCTCAATACTATTATCAATTGCATTATTAGTAATACCAACAGTAGTAGTACTAAATTGCATTTTAGATCTAAATTCTTCTATATAACCTCTTGAAAAAGAGTTTAAGTTTTTTAAACTTTGCTTAGCCATATATTATCTCATTCTAGAAGTTGTAGAATAATCAATTGTACCCGAAGGACCAGAATATGCAATATTATCAATCGCTCCAGAAACAAGAATTCTAGAAGATTCAATGTTTATAATCTGATTTCTTTTAGGAGCTACATCTAATGAATTAGGAGATATTGATATTCTAATTGATGTATTATCATCAGGAGAAAAATTATTTAAAGTTATAATACCAGTTGTTGGATTAATTAATCCAGCATTTGGAATTACCAATTCATTTACTCCACTAACTGCTTTATATATAATTACGGTTCTATTAGTAGAACCTTCAATCGCAACATCACCAAAGAAATGATCTTCTCCTCCAATTTTAAATGCAGTACTTGATATGTTATAATCAGTACCTGTATCTAAGAAGAAAGATCCAGTATATGTCAACGTAAAACTATTAACTACACGAAAATCAGGAGTAATATTTTTATGCATAAATGGTCTAATTGTAGAACTCGTAATTGCTGGATCAGCATTGTCAATTAACCCAAGTAATTCCGAATGTCTAAATACACCATCAAATTTATTTAGTTGATTAAAATTATAATTTAATACTGTATCTTTTACGAGTGATTCAATCGCAGATTGTGATCTACTTGTAAGAGAAGGGTTATATTTAAATATAACATCTAATTCTAGATTTGTAAATTCTGGATCTACGATTTCTGGTGTAATTGATACGATATTTTTATTTTTTAATATATTAATAATTTCATTCTTTTCAGAAGATGTGAGTACAGTACCGATTAATGGTTTAATACTTACAAAAGCTTTTCCAAATTCTGGAACTAATTGATCTTCCCCTCCCCATGTAGAAACACTCTCAATGTTAGCAAAGTTTCTTCGAAGTATTGCGCCATAATCTTGAGCTGTTACTGCACGATCTTGAGCTTGGAAAGTAATAGGAGCATTAAATCGAATAGATTCTGTTGTTTCGGGATCTGTACCACCAGATGCCACTTGAATCGTAGATACACTTGTTTTTATGCCGCTCGATACTGGAATTGTTGGAAAATCAGTTGTAAGAGTAAATATATTTGCACCATTTGCATCAGGACCAGAAGTAACTAAATAATCTAATGATACAATATTATTATCAATTGGTTTTTTACCTATTACTCCATCACCAAAATATATTTGATAAAACCCACTCGAGTTTTCTTGTATATAATAAACTTGACTAGCAGCATCAATTTCTTGCAACGTTGTAAATTGTTGATAGCCTTCAAACTGTGTTGAGGCCTCATTTTCTTGTATTCGTACACGTAATGAAGATGTATCAGCGTCTCGATCAGATATTTGAAATTTTTGGTTTTCAATATCGTTATCAACTCTGTAAGATAAAAATCTAAATACACCTTGTCCTATTTCAATATTTTCGAAAGTATATGTCTTAATATTTCCTACAGTTGTTAATATCGCAGTACGAGAATTTAAAGATGAGAATGTGTACGATATACCATCAACATTAGCATTAAATTTTGTACCTCTTTCAATAACAAGAGTTGAAGGTATATTTGTACCAGCAACATCTGATACATCAACTGTTAATGTGACAATAGCTCTAGGTGCTAGGACTGATCGAGGAATATATCCTAATAAACCGGCTCGAGATACAACATTACCTCGTATTTGTGCTGAATCTAAAAATGATTCGTTAATGGCAAAATGTGCTAACATTGCATTATAATGAGTATTATAAGAAAGAATATCTAAAAGTACACTAAGACCAGATCCTTCAAAATCATAATCATTAAACTGTGATTGTGATTTTAAAAAGTTTTTTAGATTTTGTTTTATTTGATCGAAATCTAATTCTGTGACATTTAAATTAGTTGCCATAACATTTTACCTTACTCGTTTTAAATTAATTTGCACTTCTTGAATATCTTCACTGGCCATTATACTAAAGATAACATTAATATCATACTGTCTTTCATCTTTACTTACACCAACAATAACGTTAATATTTTCTATTCGCGGTTCATTAAGCTCTAAAACCTTTTGTATACCAGTTTCTATAGCCTGAATTGTTATAACATCACTAGGCTCAAATAATAACGATCTTAAATTAGAACCAATATTTGATTGAAATGGCCTTTCAAAAAAACTTGTAAGTATTAAATTCCGAATTGCATTTTTAACAGCTTCTTCACCTCTTAATGGAATAATATCTTTCTTTTGCGGATGAGGTATCATTTGCAAATTTAAGTCACTAAATCTACCTTCTAAATTTTTTCCAGAAGAAACTACGCCAGCAGTATTACGGGTTTCGTCAACATCTAATCTAGATGAACTTGCCGAGCGTGTACTTGTAAATGTTGTAGATGAATAAGTAGCCATAATAGTTATTTATATAAATTAATTAAGTAGTTTATTAACCACCTGCAAAAACATTTGATGAACCACCTGTGACGGGAGTACAACCAGTCACAGCATCACCAACTCTTCCACAACCTTTTCCATTCACAAATACTTTGGTCGAACCAGTTGTAATTGGAGCAGAGTGCGGAGTTCCTGGATTACATGGTGGTTTTAAGTGCACGGTATTCTTATCGCCTTGCCGGGATACCGGTATACCATTACAAAATACATTTGAACTTCCACCGGCCCTTACCTTTCCAGTACAATGCGCGGCTTCAGAATCTCCTATTCGTGTTACTGCTGGCATAATTTCTCCTTAACCATCCAATATGGTATTAATTTCTGCTATACTATGACCAACTATATTTGATGGTCCAGTTGATGTTTCGGTTGATGTGATTGTTGTATTAGTTCCAACCGCTCTTGGATCAGTGTTTAAGTTAGGATCTAAATAAGCTATCTTACCTGAATAACCAAAAAGATTTATTGGATCGTTAAAATATGACCAATCGCCTCTATTTGAACTAGGAGCTTTTTGCTGATTAGTGTCAAATAAAGTATCAGTACCAACTGCAGTTTCTCTAAAATATTTTCTTAATTGCGCAGGTGTTGTATTAGGATATTTACTTAATACACATGCAGCCATCCCAGCAATCATAGGAGAGGCAAATGATGTGCCGGAATAATCTATATCTTTATTTGAAAAGAAATCAAAATGAATATGTTGTCCTGCTGCACAGCAATCAACTCTATCTCCTCGATCACTAAAATCAGCCAATGTTTCTTTGCCGTTTAGATCACTAAAAACACTAAACTCTGAGCTTAATGCAGCAACTGATATTGTATTAGGGCCAATTACTTTAGGGTCTGGAATTCCACTCAAAGGTATAAAAGTTCTATATGTTTCATGCGCATCATCACCAGTATCACTATAATGAGCACCGGCTTGAAGTATACCATTGCCATAATCTAAATTATCACTCAAATAATGTGCACAATTATAATTACCAGCCGAGGATACGTGATGTACTCCAGCTTCTTCCATTTCTTTTAATGCCTTAGCACCCATTGTATCATAGTTTCTTTGATTCTCAATATTAGATATATAGGACATTATTCTGTTTTTAACTGCGGTACTTGGTTGATCACCAGAACCAGCTCTCATATTTACACGATATGTTATCTCATTATTTCCAAATGATGAATCTATTTTATAATTACCATCATCATCCTTAGCATCCAAATCAAATGGATAAGACATTCCAGACGGATATTGACCATAAGCTCCTCCAATGCCATTTGAACCTGGGTGCATCAAGCTATTACCTCCAAATAGTACTTTCCCTAATCGATTAACTCTTCTAGGTGGAATTCCTTCAGGGCCTATCGTATTATAAATTTCATCTCGAAAAATAATAGAACTTCCACGTGTTGAAAAAAAACCTTTATTAGTATAACCAAAAGCATCAACTACTATCGTGGGGTTATTATTTCCTTTGTTTTCATGGAAATATTTAAATGCATCCCAACAGCTTGAAGTAATAGGATTAGGGATACGTACCATCGTAAACGGAAACACATATAAATTTGCCCGATTGGCCCATCCGTAACTATTACTAGCACACGCATATGCTACACCTTCCGCGTGCTCGTCAACCTGACTATTTCTAGGATTATAAAGATCGTTATCCCATCTATCAAATGTTGTCAATCTACTAAGAAACGTACTATTGTCTTTTCCAATTCCAGGAGCTTGGTTCCAATCATAATCCTTTAATCTTGTTACGCCAGATGTCATAAACTCAGTGTCAGCTTTATTCAACGTGGTACCAATATTTAAAATAATATCAACGCCTTCACCTTGATTGGAGGGAAATGAACAAGTCTTAGCTGATTGGGTATTAAATGCTGTAGTATTAGTTGTCTCACTATGCCTTGCAAGGCCCCAATTTCCATGTGTATTTCGAAAACCCGATATATCTTGAAATTCCCGTTGATAAACTATTTGTTTTTGAAAGGCGAAGTCAACCAGTTCCGGTACTCCGTCTCTATACCAATCTTCAACATCTCTTACTCCATCATGATTTTTTAATATATTCACTTGGTCTTTTGTGCATTCGGCTAAGAAAAAATCAGGTCGATTCTCCATTCCGAATGATACCTTTTGAACGTATTGATATAAATCACTTTGATTTACAGAAGGTTTATACGTAATTGCATACATTTTTGTTTTCATATTTAAATATTCCTCCTAAGTTTAATGCGCATCGAGTTTGGCATCAAACTGTGCCACTGTTTGATTCATATTTATTGTATTTAAGGCTACTCCATTTTCATCATATATAACTTCACCATTTTCATCTAGCATAATACTATTTACAGCTGGATTATTACCGGCCTGTGATACGATATTCGCTTCAACTTTTAATGACTCATCATAAACTACTAATTTAAGATGGCCGTTAAGGAATCCTCTATCTCCATGCATTGTTAAATAATCAGGACTATAAGTAAGAATAAGCTTACCATTTTCATCACGTATAGCTCTGCCGTTTTCATCTTTAAGGTAACCATACGAACCAACCGTAGGAATATAAGCTCTATAAGCTTGATGCTCACTACTTGAAGTATCTACTATAGTAGGAATTTCTATAATATTTGACATACTCTTAAACGGTTCGAAAATAAACTCACCTTCAGTAACTATTGGACCATTAGCATATTCATTACCCCATTCTCCGAATGGGTCATCTCCCGTAATGGGCCCAGCTGCTTTTGCTATAAAACGAATTTTTACAGGATTAGTATTTGATGGGAATAAATCAAGAAAACCAGTGCTTTGAGTCCTACCAGGGACACCAAAGAACCCTAGAGCCTTTTTCTGTTCATCATTATAAATACCGGTACTTCTAGTTATACATTGCAATTGTATTGTGTCACCTTCAAATGTTAATTTATTTAAGTGTCGAATCTCAAATCGCAAATCTTTTATTGTCCAACCTTCAAACCGCAGGCTGAATGGGCTTCCTACTCGCACAATCGGATAAAAAAATTCGCTTATGGGCGGAGGTATAGGTACAGGAGTAGGTACAACAGGTGTAGGTACAGGATCAGGTACAGGATCAGGTATAGGATCAGGTGTAGGAGGTATATACCTAGGATCCAATATCGCAACGACAGTTGATAACTGATGATCATTAAGAGTCAATACAAATAATTTACCACCCTCAGTTGTTAAATCATCTTTTATTTTTATGACAATTTCACTTAATATACTAGAACCGGAAAAAACAAAATTGCCTGTGAGTGTTTCAAAAGAAAAAAGATGTGTATCAGTTGTTGAATTATTTACTGATTCTATATCATCGGCGCTAATACCAGTAATAGTATATGGAATAGAAACAAGATTTTGAATTCCGGTGTTAGTGCCAAAAGATGCAGCAAAACTTATATTTGTACTTAAAGATATTGTAAATGATTCTCCTTCGTTTATGCTTAGCGTTGAGCTTCTTAATTCAAATACGCGATCAACTATATCATCAGACTCTGGAAGTACTATGTTAACTGCTTGAATCTGAGGAGCTACTTCAGCAGGAACCCCAGTAGTATAATATGTTTGTAATATACTATTAAAAATACTTACATCAGTTTTTACGACTTGTTCATATATTTTTGTTATTACAGATCCTTGAGAATTAAAAGCTATTCCACCATCATCTTCTATTTCGGTATCTTTATGCGTTATTGTAAGCTCATATTGTACGGTTATATTTTCTCTTGGATCTTGTTGTGCCAATACTAAATCTTGGCCCATTGGTAATTGTTCGATTGATGTTACTCTTATTGGTTGAACTAATGTTGGAAATTTTATTTTTTCTTCTGCAAATTTTTCATCACTTAATGGAAGTGGTGTATCAAGAGGGATATTTTCTCCGTTAAGATCTTTTGCAAATCCATCCGGCTGACTATTATCATATTCGAATATCTGTAATCGAGTAGCTTCTCCTTTGCTAACAAATAATATATTATCATTATGAGTCGATTGATATTTACCAGAAATAAATGCTCTATTATTTTCAACTAATAATGTGATTCCAATATCTTGTGTACCTACTGATTTCAATGTTATAGATTCTATTAACTGTTCAAACTCTACGGGTACAAATGCATTTTCGTTTCCTAATTCATCAATAGGAAGCTCTATAGAAAATTCTTCATTTCTAAATACAGGTGGCAATATGTTGTCAATGATTTGATCAGCCATTAGTTTAGATCAATCCTTGCACCAGTTATTTTAACATTTCCTGATGCATTCAATTCTATATTTTGTGTTACATTTGCTGTATAATTTCCTGTGACATTAAGGTTTGCATCACCATCTATAGTAACGTTACAATTACCTGTTATATGCACATTGTCATTACCCGTTGTGACCTGAAATTTATTTTTATTACTTTGTACAACATCACCATTCGGATGTATTTCTACAAACGTACCAGACATATGTCGCACATTAATTCTTTCTGCACCAGGTGTGTCATCGACCTCTATAATATGACCTGACGTTGTTTGTGTAACTTTATTATTTGGATATACAGCAGCATACTTTGTAGCAGGTTCACCAGTTACAGAATCAACTGTGTGAGTAATTGTATTTGTACCACGTGCCAACAAGTTTGTATCGATATAAGTTTCTTCTTCACCTTGAAGTTTTGGATATGTGCCCGATGTATCGCTAAACCCTAAAGTATTATCAGGTTTTTTTGCATAGGTTGAAGCAATGGTACCCATAATAATAGGGTCTTGTGCACTAGGTCCATCTCTAAAAAAACCTACAACCCATGAACCATTCACTAATCCGTGAGTTGTTGTACCTATACCAGATATATGTGCAGAACTTGTTGGGCCCATAACTGTTGCAAAAGGTAAACTATTAGTAGGTATTTCACTAAAATTTTGATCATGATAACCAAAACACCGAACACGGACTCGATTTAATTTTTCAGGATCGTTTATATCTTCAACAACCCCAGTAAACCAAGTAAATACACTATTTTTAAAACTATCAGCAATTCTATTCATAATTTATCCATTTGTTAATACACCAGTTGATTTATTATCTGAGCTTTCTATAGATTTAAGTTTTTCATTCATATCAAATAGTACACTATCTTTTTGTATTCCAATATCACATGTATATTCTTCCATTGTAAAAATATGTGCAATGGAAGTAACTAAATATTTTCCCGAAAGCGATTTATCAAATTGTCTTACTTCATTTTCGCTACCAATACCAAGTATTTTTAATTCAATTACTTTTCCAGGAGATAAATTAAAATCTCCGTTTAAAATAAGATCTATGTTCATATATGATAAAGCATTATAATAACTTTGTTTATCAGCTAATAATCCTTCTAGTGGGTTATGATAATTATCTGTGTCAGTAAATGCTTTAGCGTTTTTATTAATAAAATATTCATGAGATTTATCAGCATCTTTTAATAACGTATTGTTAAAAGATAATTCATTTGATAAGGGAGGAAATTCGTTAAGAGAAGGAGTTCCTTTAAACCTATATCTGATATTTTTATAATCTTTAGTTGATACGTCTAATGACTGAATATTAGATGCAAATGTTCCTTTATTTATTAAGTTGTATATAGACATATCAAATTTAGATGTCATATCTCGTATTTTAGTTGCAGCGATATCATATGTTTCTGTATCTATAGGAGAATCAATAAAAGTTTGATTATTGTATGTCATATACGTTTCTTGATCAAGTAACTCTGAATAAGAATTAAATTGTAAACCGCCTTGTATAGTTTCATAAAAATATAATGGAGTATTATCTTCTCCTGCGCAATTTCTTAAAATCCAATTTATTGCAGCTAGGGGTTTTAAATTTGGATATATTCCTTGAATTGGATTCGTATTTTTATTTGTAAAAGGTTCAAGATCTTTTAAACCTAAATCACGTTTACAAATATCAGATATAAGAGCATTCGGAACACCGTTAAATGCTCTACTAATTTTTTTTAAAGAGTTATTAAATGTGTGTGTACTATAGCATATGAAAGTATATAATTGAGTACCAACTGATTTTTTATTTAAATCTTTTATCTCTGCAATATTTACTTTGATGCGCATCCTAGATTTTGCTTCAGCAAAAGTAGTGGAAGGATCTATTACTCGAAATAGTTTTATTTCAATTTCTTCTCCTCCAGATAAGCGTGTTAGTTCGAATAAATTAGTTGCATCTAATACTCGCATTTCTACTTCAAGCGAAGAAGAAAACAAGCTTTCATTAATAGTTATTTCATTAACTAAATTTTTTATATCAATTACATCTTTATTTGAATTATTCATAGTCAAAAGAATTTGATATATCTCATATGAACTAGGAGTTACAGACTGAGACCCTGAACTTTTTGAATGCGAATTAGACATTAATTAATCTCTCAAATTCTTCGACAAATTGTACAATAAAATTAGGATTTATTACTTTTATAAATGAACGTTCATCATTTTGCTCTCTAATTTTTGCTAAATTGCTTTTAAAGGTAATACCTCCTACTAACTTATCAGCACCAGTTCTATATCCTCCGCTATATGTAAGAGGTTGTGATGGAGAAGTATTTGTTGCAATATAACTTACATTTCCTGTTTCATTTAACAAATTTTTATTAAATCTTGGAGATGAGATTTGCGATTGTAAATCATTATTCCATTGCAATTCTGAATAAAATGCTTCAGCATCTCCTTTGGAATCAAGAGATTGAATAACTGAAGGAGATGTAATAGGCCTTTGTTCCGGATCGCTATCAATATAATAATAACATGGAGCTTCAAGGTACGAGTATATTTTATTTGGAGAAAGCTTATCTGATTGTAAACTACTTACTCCACCTCCCGCATTTGGCCAGAAAGATTGAAGATCTTCTCCCTCAATAAATGAACCGGGAGTATCAATACTCGTATCAGCTGCTCCAGTAATAGGATTTCTATTAAGACTTCCAGGTATAATATCCCGCAAAACAATAATTCCTAAATCAATATCTTTTCGAATAATTCGGCCCGTAGCTCCTGAACGAAGACCATACATTAAACCTCCAATTTCTAATTTTCCAGCTATTGAGTTTTTTACAACATTAGATACACTTGGAGTAAATTGTAAAGCTAATCCTTCATACGTTTTATTTAAATAATCAGATAACTCCATTTCTCCCATTGGCCATGCTTGTAATCCATCATGCAAAAAATCATTTATTATAAAAAACGTCCAGTAATAATCAGAAGTTCCATATAATTTTTCTGATACAACATCAGGTCTCATACCACCTTGAATCGTATATTCCTTATACATTAATGTATTATCAAATAATCTCGATTGAGTTCTTACGCTTCGGAAAATATTAATTATCTGTTGTACTGTACCAGTACGATTATAATCATATTCTATTTTTGGAAATTGTTTAAAAAAAGGCATTTAATCTCCTGTAATTAAAATTTAAATCGATTTCTTAATTTACCGACTTTGTTTTCTATTTGCTGTTTTATTTTATTTGCTCCAAATGGATCTGATACATTTTCACCAGCACTAAAAGAAGATCCATACATTTTATCTCGAGTAAGAGGTTGTGTTTCTTGGAATGTTAATGCAATATCTACATCCGAAGGCGAACCATCTGCGTGATACATATTTGAATCATTATTAAATGTAGTTGTCATACCTGTTAAATACGATTCAAATATTTTAGGTAAATAATCGTTTTCTTTACCGCTAATATTAAATTTAATTTGAAACGTTGATGGATATTGCAAAAAGAATTCTCCACTTTTTTCTGGATATAATGCTCTTCTAAACATATTTTCAATAAGAAATATTTGCTCTTGCTCTTGTGCAGATTCTGCAACAAGTCTAAATGTAAAACTAAACGTTCTAATACCAACATTATTAAATTGCACGGCCGTTTGTGGATTTGTTGCACTACCTTGACTAATTGCTAATGCATCACCAACTGAACCAGCACCATATTTTGCTATGTTTTTTAGCGTTGGCGCTAAGGTGTCTTTTAAACTTGTCTCAGAAATAGAATCTGTATTTACTCCTCCTCCAGAAAACATTTTTAATGCTGCACCGCCAATTGTTCCTAAATCTAAACTATTAAATTCAGCGCTATCTGCAAAAGAAATACCTTGAGGAGCATATAAGTGTATTGTAGCTTGATCTGGCAATTTTCTTTCTAATATTTCAAAAGATATATGAGGAAAATTGGGACTACTATTAATGGCATCTCTCATAGTCAGAGGAAATACGTATAAATTTGATGATGGTATTGACATATTATTTTCCTATAAATAGAATAAAATAATTAATTATATCTTTATTTATATGGCTTATTCAGGTAGATACAAAATAAAAAAACCAGAAAAATATATGGGTGATCCTTCGAAAGTTACCTATCGTTCATTGTGGGAAAGACAATGTTTTAAATGGTGTGAAAGTAATCCAAAGGTTGTTGGTTGGAACTCTGAAGAAATTGTTGTACCATATAAGTATAAAGTTGATAAAAAGTATCATCGTTATTTTGTTGATTTACTCATTAAGATGGAATCAGGTGAAGTTATACTTGTTGAAATAAAACCAAAGAAAGAAACATCACCCCCGAAAAAACCTGCAAGACAAACAAAAAGATACCTAAACGAGGTTACTACTTATATAAAAAATACTGATAAGTGGAATGCAGCAAATGAATATGCAGCAGATCGTGGGTGGAAGTTTCAAGTGTGGACAGAAGATACTCTTAAAAGTCTTGGAATTAAAATACTTAGTGGACCAATGAAAGGCAAGAAGAAGTAGTATAAATAAAGATATGGCATCACTATTCGACACATTACAAGCGGGAGCTCAACGAGCAGGCATAGAAGCCCGCACAAAGAAATCAAGAAATTGGTTTCGCAAAAAGGTTGATGAGTTAGGTTCAAAGGTAACTCCTCGAAAAGTTTTAAAAGATGATGCATTAGATCCTGTATCGAAAGAGATTGCAGGTAATATGTACATGTATTTTTACAATCCTAAATATAAAGATGAATTACCATATTATGATAGATTTCCATTAGTTA